GTGTTATTCGTAATACCCCTTTTATCTTCAAACCACTTTACGTAATCATCGCTGATCTTGGTAAGTCTTGGTACTGGTTTAGTATATTCTTTTTTAGGTTTATCAAATACTTTGGCGCATCCGTGAAAACCACAGTTATGACAATTAAACAATCCATCAACTACATTTACAGAAAGACACTTATCGGTTTTATTCTTTCTTTCATGGCTGCACTTAGGACAAAGTGTTTTGCCCGAATCACGAATGCCTTTCGTATCAATTCCGTATTTAGAAAAATCAATCATATAAAATTCTCTATGCCTCCCAATTTAATTACCGGGTCTCTTTTTATATTCCCTGCCCATGTGTTAATCAATGCTGCTGCCTTGTTAGGTTCTATATCAGGATACCTGTTTATGAATTTTCCAACCTCTTCGTGAATTACATAATCAGCAAATCCAGTTGTTGCCCTCTTCAACATTTCAAAAAGTCGCTGCCTTTTTTCATCTTCTTTTCTTTCTTCTCCTTCTTTCCCTTCTTCTGATGTGTCCGGTCTGTTGTCCGGTCTCCTGTCGGTCTGTTGTCCGGTCTGTTGCGGTTCTGCTGTACGGTCGCTTTGGTAATCCTCGTATTTACAAATAGTTATGATGGTGAATTTAGTGTAAGGTTTTACGTCAATCATTCCATCGGTCTTGAGTATCTCCGAAAAGTTTCGTACTTTCTCTCTTGACCACAAAAAAGTCTTACTCATTCTCAATTGGCTCGTTAAAAGCTGGCCTCTTTTTACTGTTATTAACTTGCCATCATCATACACTTTACTATCAGAAAAATTAGCATTTATAAGCATCCATAACCACGCTTCAAGTTCTGTGTACTTCTTACCTTTTGGCCATAACCAATTCTCAGTAATCCCCCTATTTAATTTAAGCCAACCTATTGAAGCCATAATCAGAGTTTAGATATTGAGCTTTTAATCTTATTTACAAATTCAGGGCTTTGTTCAATAGCTACAGAAAGACGTAGCATTTGATCTGCTGTAAATCCTTTTAAACGCATAGAACGTAATAAGGTAGTTTCGTGTCTTGGTCTTGCCTGTTCCTTTTCATGGCAATCTCTACATAGGGTAACGAGCATATCTAACGGGTACTTCCAGGGCTTCCAGTCTTTAATGTAGTCTACATGATGGACCTCTAACTGTCTCGTGGTGCTGCTACAATTACAACATTTAAAGTTGTCTCTTTGGAATACCTCTAACCTTTTCTTTTGCCATTCAGGCATATTCAATACCTCACTATACTGAACCATCCACACAAAAAAAAACCTGAGAGTTCGGCTTGGGTCGAATCGGGAGCTTTTAAACCCCCTCCAAACCGCCCTCTCAGGCGTAAATAATTTTTTACGTCAGGATTCGACTTCTGACTGAGATTCAAAAATACTTATTTTTTCAATAAGTTTATAAAAAAGAACGGAGTGTGGATAATTGTTGGTCAAACTTTTCTATCGTCTTAAATATCTGTAAAACAACCTGGGGAACTATTGCGTTTCCGTACCCTTTAATTGATTCGTTTCTCCACTTTGAAAAGGTAATAGCGTCCAGTTTATAGGGAATCCCATCATTTCCGCTACAAATCGGGGATTGAGTTGGGAATTTCTCCCATATATTTTGCTCATTATTGAACTCAAATCGCTGTTTCCTTCCCAATTTTCCGAAGGGTTGCGTATTTGAAAATCCGATTTTACTGGTGTTGGTAACATCCCTACCCATCTGCTTAATGTTACGCTGTGCATACTTCCCTCTTTCACTTGTGTTGATTTCATCTTTGCAGTTGCTCCTGTGCTGTCCATTGCTGTTGGAGTAGGCCACAAACCAAACTCTATCCCTTCTGTGCGGAGCGTTAATGGATGCAGCTGGAAGTACATACGGGAATACTTCGTACCCTTCAGCTTCCAGGTTAGTTTGCACCTCGTCGAAAACCAACCCTCCTGACCAATTAATAAGGCCGAAAACGTTTTCACCCACAACCCAACCTGGACGAATTTCTCTAATTGCTCTAAGCATTTCCGGCCATAAATGGCGTTCATCTTCTTTCCCTTTCCTTTTACCTGCAAGTGAGTATGGTTGGCAAGGGAATCCCCCTGATAAAACGTCAATTCGTCCTCTCCAAATAGTGAAATCTGTTTTTGTAATATCTTCGTAGCATTCTGCATTTGGCCAATAGTAATTTAAAATTTTACGTCCAAAGGGGTTTATCTCACAATGAAACTTATTCTCCCATCCCATCCATTCGGCTGCTAAGTCAAAACCGCCTATTCCTGAAAATAAAGAGCCGTGTGTCATAATAATTATTTTGCAATCCCTAACGGTGAATGATTTGAGTATTCGTTTTTGACTACTGGACGGAACAGGTCGGTGAATACCGGATTCCCTTCTTCCATATACTTCTTCCAGGCACTTAAATACTTCAGGTTATTAGTCGTTAATCCATTCAAGAAACACTCTTTTCCGTGCACAACTGTGGTATGGTCTTTATAGCCCAAGAAATGCCCTATTTTTAGCAGATTGGCCATATCGTTACTGTAACACATATAGCAGAATAGATGCCTTAAAACAACCCGTGAAGCGTTCCTGCCGTCTTTTTTGATTAGATTGACCGGAGTATCGAATACCTCTGAAATGTCTTTGACTAAAATGTTCATATTTTCCTCTGTGGTCGAAAACGGTGGAGGCTGAAAAGGTTCGTTCAGATCAATCATGTAGTTTATAGCAAACCGCCTTAACCGGATGTAGTTATTCATGTAGGCTTTCTGAATAGAAGCACCTTCCTGAATATCTTTAGCGATTGATTTTATTACTTCCATTTCTAAGTTCATGCTACTGGTTTTTAGTATTCGTTTCTCATGCAGGCACATAGAAGCACCAAATTCTGTCTTAGTTCATTAAAGTCTTTATACACTGATTCTTTTAATGGTCTTGGAACATTATTTGCCCAAAAAATAGTAGATTTATTTTCACTTATTAACTTACTTAAATCTTCATGTGATGGTTGAATTAGTTCGTATTCTTTACCTAATACTAACTCTTCAGGCAATGAGTTGCATAGTCCATTAACAGGCATTATTCCGGTTTTTGCCCATTCATTATAATAGTCGATGAATTTTAGTTTCTTAGTCATACCTTAATTTTTATATGTTATTCGCCAAATGCAGACGGTTGAGGAAACGCCACCGCCCATATCAAATTCAGTTAGCCATTGGAAAAAGCTAATACTACCAATATCATTAAAGTTGCATTGCTCAATGATTCCAGTATTCTTTTCAAAATTGATGTAGTTGACTTTCATGTTAGAAGTATTTAATGGTGGTTAATATATCAGACAATACACCGGCTGCTAAATTAATCCGTTCCTTAATCTTATCATGTTCGTCAGCGTACACCTCTAATACTTTTATCCGGTGTTCAAACTTCACCACTCTTGGGTCATAGCTGATAAAGTACGCCTTATGCCTTCCGGTAAATAACATATTTGCCTGAATTTGCCAATAGTAGTCCTCACATTCTGACTTTAAATCATTTCCATCCTTCAGTAAAAGGTGTACTATGTGATTAGTAGAATTGTAAGGGCATTTAATCTCAATTACAGCCTCGTCCAGACCCGTTTCTCCGTCAGGTGAGCCACCGGAAAAGTCTCCGTATTCGTAGAATTTAGGGACTGATATACCGTAATGGATAGCACCCAAATCAGGCATTAACCGATTAAACACCTCGAACGCTTCAGGCTCCATTGACCTGCCGTATTCGATAGCGTTACTATTTACGTCCGGTGTGCGTTCCCCCGTAATCAATTCAGCAGCCTTTGTTTTTATGTAGGTCATAGCTGTTTGAGAGAATGGATTTCCTTTGACCCGTCCGTTACCCATCAGCTTCCATATTTCGGATGAGGTGAACTTACCCAAACGCTGTTGCTCCCATGCTTCGATTTCGTTAAACATTCTTTACGTTTTTAAGGTTTTCTAATTGTTTGGTAGTATCAACCTTGAATATCGGAGTGAATGTGTCCGACTCTTTACGGTTTAGATCACGGCCAAACATTTTACCGAGTGAGTTAGCGGCGTTCTTAATACATTCAGCCTTTAGTTTAGGAAATCCCATATCAAGGGCATTCGCTTTCTTATTCTGCACTTGCATCGGGTCGCTACCCTTATTGACCATTATCTGAATAGCTGCCGCCCCTGTACGTTTAATCTTCATACCAGTTACCGGATGGAGTACGATAAGGTCGATACTTCCGACAATCTCATTAGTGATAACAGACCACCGGAAATTTTCGGTTTCCCAAATACCTAAGAAATATTCATCTAACAACATTTCAAGGTGACTGATAAGGATGGTATTAGCTTTACCGTCCGGTGTTTTACCGATTGATTGCGCCTCTGGAAGATTGTTTAACCGCTTAATGAAGTTTTGGCACTTAGTACGAAACTCATCATTAGATACAGCTACTACGGTCTGATTGGTTTGCTGCGTTAATTCTTGTGACATATGTTGGTTTTATGGTTTAAAATTTAGGGAGGGCTTCTTCAATCATTTTCGATAATAACTACCCTCCCTTTCCTTTTCAGATTCAAGTCCTCAAAGGGAATGGACTGTTAGTTATAAATATCCCTTTCGTCAAACATCCGTTTACGCTTTCTGAACTCTTCCTCCATTTCATCCGCAGGCTCTTTACTTGTGGAGAAAATAAATAAAGCCCCCAGGAATATTGCCGATAGTATTAATACAGCGAGAAAGTGATTACTTAGCATTGTCAATCGTTTTACTTAGTTTATAAATTTCAACCGCTATCGGGGTAAGGATGCAGACGGTAATTGATAGGATAGTTAATAGGGTTAACATTCGTACGTCAGTTTAGAAATGATGTAATCCTTTTGCTTATCACTAAGGAATGGAATTAGTTCAATCCCTTTTTTGCACACTACTAATTCAACTGATTTTAGTTCGGTGTAAATCATAGTGTCAACGTGGGTATTAGGGTTTCCAGGTTCTGCCTCAAATTCTAATGAAACTCTATATTCGTACCCGACAAGCATTTCAATCCCGTTATCGTCTACTATTGTTTCGGAGTTATGTTTCATGGT